TGACGCAATTCTCAAGCCTAAGCGAGTATTTTTTCCCGTATCCTCTTATTATGCTGGCGGCTCTGCACATGTGCAGATCCGTGTAAATCAGTATTTTCATGATGTTGTTTCCTAATCGGCGGCGGATTATCTAGTCTTGCGGCTTATCTTCGCTATGCGCCGTTTTGTGATTGGCATTAGTGCGGAAATAAGCCTCGTCTATGAGTTTTATGAAATCTTTGTAGCCGTCGAAATCCACGATGTAGTTCTGCAAATTCTCGCCGTTGCTTCTGATGTACGGCTTCTCGTTGTAGTAGTCCCACAGGACTTTGGCGACTTCTACTCTGGTTCCGTCGGCCAAAACGAAGTTTATTGCCAAGCCGTCTATGACGTACTCCGATACGTCGACGAGCTCGAACGCGTTGGCCGTCGCTATGATCGGCCCTGTCATTATTCTGCGGCTCCGTTCTCGTTTTCGAAGCAGGTCGCCGCCATGTCGGCCATTCTGGCGAGCGTCACAAGCGGATAGCTCTTAAGGATATCGTGCAGATCGTTCGTGTAGTTGTCGAGCGGCCGCGACTGAACGATGGCCTCTATCTGCTCGTCGGTGAACTGGAAGAAATGATTGACGGTCATGTAGGAGCTGAACCCGAGATCGCCGTACGTCGGTCTGTCTTCTTTTAGCCGATAGGCCGGCACGGACTCCCATTGCCCGGTTTCGTCGTTTTTGACGTTCTTCTGGAATCCTTCGTACATCTCTGCGCGGTAGATGTCGCGGAACAGCGCGACCTTTATGATGTCTTCCTGCGAGTATCTGCCTGGGAAGTACGCGTTGGCCAAAGAGCCGAGCTCATAGTACGTGTCGAGCGCGTACTGGCACAATCCGCCTGGATATGCCTTGAAATACTGCGGGCTCGCCGGCTTTTCGAAATAATCGACTGAGTCGAGGTATTTCGAGAAAGTGGTCAAATCGACTCCGAGCTTGCTCAGAAGCTCGAGGTATTTCGTCTTGTTAGCCAATAATTGTTCTTGCGTAAGCATGTGTTTGCCTCCTATTTGCCTTCCGTTAGATAAGCCAGCATCTTGGCTCCTTTAGCCGACGTGTAGCCTGATGCGCAGTAGCCCACGGCGAACAGCTTAGGCACGAACGACGTCATGCAGTAATCGTTTATCTGTGCAGCGCCGCCGGCGTCGACGTTGAACAGCTGATGCGCCGATGTCACGAGGTTCGGCCTGCCGCCCAAAAAGACTAGCATGACCGTGCATCTGATTTTGTCGTAGGTGTCGAATTTCACGACCGTCTCGTTGGAATCGCCCTCAACGAAGCAGTCTGTCACGCATGAATTAGGCAGATAGACTATATTGTCTGCGGCTTTCATCTTCGCCGCCAGATCCGCGTCGCAGCCAGGCTGCATGGCTTTGTCGCACAAATAGACGTATCTCAGTTTCTTGCTGAGCGCCAAAGCGGCTTCGACGGCGTCTTCCCCATGGCCTACTATCAGCGCTTGGCTGTATTTGTTCAGCCTCGGAAGGGAATCGACGTCGTAATAGACGCCTTTGACTTCGCGGTTGCCGACGACGAGCTCGTTAGGCGTCTGGCCTGTGGCCATGACGACGGTCTCGCTTATCGCCAGCGAGCCGTCTTCCAGCGTCACGGCTATCAAGCCTCTGTTATAGGCTATGAACGTCGCTTTCTGATTGACGCATTCGACGCCTTCCAGCGGCTTTTTCTTCAGGCGGCTGAAATCTTCGCTTATGAGCGCTACCGTCTTGAATCTTGGCGATTTGGCGAGCTTTCGCGCTGCCTGCACGCCTTCTTTGCTGGCGCCTACGATTATGGCGTCGTACATCTTGTTCTGTGGCATATTTGCAACCTTCTTTTTATTATACGGCATTACCGGCTTCTTCGGCTTTTGCGGCGCTTGGCCGCGGCGAGCTTAGATTTCGCTTTCCTGGCTAGCGACTTCTTGACGAAGAACTGCCGCTTTCTGCATTCGTCCAGCACGCCTGAATAGGCTACGGCACGCTTGAATCTCGCCAGCGTGGCGTCTATCGCCTCGTTTTCGAACGGCTCTATCTTTATCATGCTATTCCACCAAACGCTTGCCTTTCTGCTGCTTCATCATCGTCTGCAGTATTTTCTGGTCGCTGCCGATGTTGGCGTCTCCGCCCCATTTGAGCAGCGACTCTTTGTATCTTGAATCGCCCTTGTGGTCCCACAGGCTGAAATAAGGGCAGCATGCGGTAGGGCCGGCCTTGTCGAGGTTTGCCTTGTTTTTCTCTAGCATCGGATTGTACTCGCACCAATGGCACAGCGGCGTCGGATTCGGCTCCCAGTCGCCGCTCTCAATCCCGCCGAACAGCTTTTCGAGCTTCTTCATGCCGCGCGTCATGTAGCCTGGCGATCCAGCCGGCTGGTTGCCGTCGCAGAACGGAAGGTCGTATTCGCACGACACCTGGTCTTTGTCGCATTTGTACAGGTCTTCGGCCGCCATCGTGTAGAACACGAACTGAAGCGGCGTCGTGAGCTCGTCGGCCTCTGCCGGAACGGGCCAGGTCTTTATGTCTTGGATCAGATAGCGATTCGTCGCTTTGTCGTGGATGACGCGGTCTATGAACCCCTTGAACACGTATTTGTCGTTGTACGCGACTTTGAAATCCTGCTCTGTGCCGACTATCTCGTACGTAGGATGGGCTTTCATGAATCTCTCAAGCCTGTAGATCTTGTCGTCGAGATATTCGTACATCTTGTCTTTGTACGTGCGATCCGATTTGTCTTTCTCTGAGAAATCCGCAGGGTATCTGCTTTCGATTTCCGCCATCTTGACGATGATGTTGTTCTTGAGGCTCGGATAGTCTATCGCTTCGCCGGCCCTGATGAAATTGGCTATGCTCTCTTCCGTCTTGTGGATCAGCGTGCCGAATTCAGTGGCGACGCTGCCTGAGAACAGGTAATGCCCGTCGAGGTACTTGAGCTTGAATTTGAATTTGCATTGCTCATACGTGTCTATTTTGGAATAAGAAAAATTCTCGCTCATTGCTTTCTCCTTTATTGTGCTACGTGAATAAGAATATAATCGAGCAGCCTGTCTTTCGTCATGTCGAGCTCTGACGACTTGAGCCTGAGGTCTATGCCTGACAGGAACTCTATGTTCTTGAACAGCCTGTCTTGCTGATAGCCGTTGTACAGATACTTCTTGTACGCGAAATACTGCTTCTCGGAAACGCCTATCTCTTCGGCGGTCGCTCCGCTGTTCAGCTTTATGAGCGCGATGTTCTTCAGCGTCTTCAGCATGACGTTAGCCAAAGCTATCGGATCTATGTCGCAATCAGCCTCGTGCTGCATGAAGCCGTAGATCTCTGCTCTGTCGCCTTTTATCACGCTGTCTGCCAGCTTGAACAGCTGCGCTTCGTAGAAATTGGCTCCTGGCTCGAACCTGACGGCCTCAAAGACCTCTTTTTGCTCGCTTTCGTCGAACAGCGCCACCTTGTCGAGCTCGTTCTTTATCTGATAGATGTCGCCGGCCGTCGCTTCGTAAAGCCAGTCTATCTGGCTCGCCTCGAGGCCTGGACACAATACTGCCATGTAATCTTTTATCTGCCATTCCTGGAGCTTCGGGAAAACGACGACGCTGTCTCCGAGCGCGTCGGACAGCTTCTGGTCTATCTTGTCGCAGACCACGACGACGTCCTCGAACATCGAATAGTCGGCCGCGACTTCAGAGAACACGTCGGTTTTTAGGACATAAAGCATCCCGCTGTCTTCCTGCAGCGCGAAAGCGGAATCTTCCGAATCGTGCACGCTCGATATCGGGCAGGCCGTCTTGTTTCTGACGCGGCAGATCTCGTCTAGGTACTGATTCGCCAGAAAATAATCTCCGTCGCAGACGAAAACCATGAATCTGGAATCGACCGATTTGCTTTCAAGCCTCGATTTAAGCTCTGTCAGCTTCATGGTTCGCCTCCTTCCACATCGACGTGACGAAACTCAGCATGAAATTATCCTTGGATATTGATTTGTTGGCTTTGTCTTTTTTGGCTTTGTTGACCAATTCGTATATCGCCAAATCGGCGTCCGCGCCACCGTTCTTGTAGGCTTTGAAAGCCGCCAGCTCTAGCGCGTTGAAGAAAAGATCGAAGTCGAATCGGTCGTTTTCGTCTCCGCAGTTGACTTTGGTGACAAGCTTCAGCGCGTTGGCCCAGCTGGTCTTGCCGATGTTGGCGACTATGGAATCGCACAGCGAAAGCAAGCCTTCGACGTTCTGCGATTCGGCTGCCTTCAGCCGGCCTGGGGTATTGCATACCGCTAAGAAATCCGGCGTCGCTTTGCTCGGATCCGGCATCAGCGATTTGAGCTGATCGTCGGAGTATCGCTCGAAGAACAGCTTCAGGCATCTGTTCGAGATCGTCGGCAGCACTCCTACCTCAGAATCGGCCAAAACCACGACGAAGGCGCATTTCGCGGGCTCTTCGATGAATTTAAGAAACTGATTCTGCTGCTTCTCCGAGAATTTCGAGATCTCTATGACGTACATCGTCGGAGTCGGGCTCTGCGAATACGATATGAGATCGTCATGGGTCATCTCGTCGCTGATGACGACGTAAGCCAAACCTAAGCGATCCGCAAGCGCCTTAGACAGAAGATGCTTGCCGCATCCAGGCTCGCCTATCAGCATGAGCGTCTTCGGCATTGTGTCTATGCGATACGAGTCCAGCGCGCCCCTCAATTTTTCTTGTCCTACTATCGCTGCCATGGCTATCCTCTGCACGCTTTGAGCATGTAGGCTTCGATCGTCGATTTGTAAGAGGCGTCGTATTTGATTTCGGTCTTGAGCTTGAGGATGTGGTCAAGGAACCCGTTAAGGAATTTTCTGTCTATCTGGGCAGTGTAGCTGACGCTGATGCTATTATCGGCTGAATTCTCGAGATGCGCCGGAAGATTGGTCATTCCGATGTTCTTGAATATCGCGTATTTAGTCAGGTCGAGCAAGAAATCGAAATACGCGCTAATGAACTGGCGCAGATCGTCACCGTTGGAATAAAGGCGTTCGATGATGTTCAGCGTCTCCGCCTCATTGCCTTCGTACACGTAATTGGTCAGCCGCAGCATCGTCTCGGCGTCCATGTCGCCGATGATGCGCTTTGTGTTGCTCAGGCTGAGATCATGCGAATAATCGGCGCACTGATCCAGCAGAGTGATGGCGTCGCGCAGGCAGCCCTGGCTGACGTTGCTTATCATCTCGCAGGCGTCTTCGTAGTTCGTGAAGCCTTCCTGCTTGCAGATGTACTCAAGCCTGGCTTTTATGCCGGCGTTGGAGATTTTCGTGATGTTGTAGCGCTGAAGGCGGTTGAGGATCGTGTCCGGGATCTTGTTTGGCTCCGTGGTGCAGAAAATGTAGATGGTGTACCCTGATTCCTCTTCGAGCTCTTTCAGGATGGCCTGCCAGCCTACCGTCGTGATGGCGTGGCATTCGTCGATGATGAATATCTTGTATTCGCCTACTAGGCTTCTTTCGTGCGCCGAAGAGATTATGGCGCGGATCTGGTCGACGCCGTTGTTGCTCGCCGCGTCGATCTCTATCGGATCGCCGACGCCTTTGTTTATCTCATTGGCGAAGATGCGGGCGATCGTCGTCTTGCCGGCCCCGGTGTCTCCGGCGAAAAGATAGGCGTGCTTGAATTCGCGCTTTTCCAGCACTTTCGTCAGGATCTTTATGGTCAGCCCTTGCTCGACGACGTCAGAAAAAGCCTTAGGTCTGTACTTATTTGCTAATGATTCCATTATATCTCCTCGAATCCATGTTATTATACGATTGCTATTGCTGGCTTATCGTCGAAATCTGAGTTATCTCGTCCATAGACAGCCAGCCGGACCACATATTGGCGGTATCGGCCTGCCTGTCGTAATCGTACTCAAGGCAGTCGAAATAGACCATCTTGCCCATCGTCTTGGACACGCATGCCTTCAGGTATTTGCTTTTCGGGAACCCGCCGGAATTCCAATTGACCGCTGTCACAGAATTGGGGTTGTTCAGCACCTCTTGCGACACGGAGATGAGATATGTTTTACCTATGTCGTACCTCGGCTTAGAATATTTTGGCACGAGCACCGAGTAGACGCCTGGCTTAAGCCCGCTGAGATCGGCGAAAGAGCAGTTCTGAAGCTGCTCTTGCACGTATTTGCGTATCATTTTTAGCGAAGCTCTTTTCTGGCGTCGAAGGCTTCTATGGCCTTTGCGTCGCTGTCGGCTTCGAATTCTACGGCCGCGAGATACTGCATGTCGCCCAAAGCTTCCGGAATATAGCAGTGATAGGCGCGTTTCTTGCCTTTTAGCACCGCGTCGCCATCGTCTTCAGTGCTGATGAGCGAGTATCCGTCGTCAGAGAACTGATAGACGTGAGATTTTCCTTTTTCTGAGAAATAAGGATCCGCCGTGACGAAGCGCGTGCCTTTGTAGCTCATGCTGCCGAACACAGGGGCCGTTTTGCCTTCGTACGCGATCAAAGCCCTGCGGACGCGCACGGCCTCTTCGTCGTCGACGAGATCGTTCTTGACGTTTATCGCCACCATCGAGTATTTCATGCTGATTTCTCCCTGTTTATATTTTATATATAATACGGCATAAAAGAAAGAAGAACCTTATTCAGGCTCTTCTTTGCTGAGTTTCACGAACTCTTGCAGCGCCTTGAAAAGCGCTTCGTCTATGATATAATAGTTATCTCCGCCTGGGCCGAAACTGAACGCCAGCGCCCAGTTCTGCCTGCCGTCGAACACCATCTCATGCCTGAGCTTGTCGATCCATTCTTTCTTGATCGACATCGAATCGCAGTCTGACGTCTTCGTCTTGCACTCGATGGCCCAATCTTTCGTCAGCACGTCCGATTTTCCGCCGAAGTCAGTCGCGCCTGAATTAGGCGTCGTTCTTCCGCCTACAGCCTTAGCGACGGCTTTCTCTTGGCGCGAGCTGAAGTAGCGAGTAGGCTTCTGCTCGCCTTCTTTTACCCTAGTCTTTATCCCCGCCGCCATTTTTAGGCTCCTCTTCGGCAATCGGGCCGCAAGAAGCCTCAGGCTCAGGATCGCCGCCATCTGGGTCTTCTTCTTCAGGCGCTGAAGCGCCTTTCGAATCAGGCTTAGGCTTAGAGCGATCGAACTGATGCTCCACCGCGTGCTCTTGATCGTCGATTTCGGCCGCCGTTCTGTCGTCGAGCAGCGAGCCGTATGAATCGTCTGACGCCGAAATGTATTTGTTCAGCATCGCGAGGTATTGGTTCTGGAATTCGACGTGAGTCATGATGTAATCGACCAAATCGGCTTTCTTGCCTTGCAGAGGCTTGCCGTCGTCACCTTCGAACAATTCGCCTGTCTCCAGGTTGACGAGCTGATAAGTGACGTTGTTGACGCGTTTTATGAAATCGAAGCCGATCGCTATCTCGAGCAAATCGTGCATCCAATCCAAACCGGTCGCGTAGCGGTAGGTTATGAAGCCGCCGCCGCGGTTGCACGGCGCGGTCTTGTTCTTCATGATCTTGAACAGAAGCCTGAAGCCGTCTGCGCCTTCGCCGTTTTCTTTGCCGCAGGCGTCCATGTCGTCCAATTTTGTGAACTTGCGCGTGCCGAATCTGACTGATACAGACGAATAATACTGAGGCGCGCCGCCGCAAGGCTCTTTGTAGATCGGAAGCCCGGTGAACGTCGTGCCGACCTGCCTGACCTGATTGATGAGTATGAGGATGTTGTTCTTCTCGGCGACCATCGACTGCATGATCGACAGGAACGGATAAAGCTTTTTGGCTATAGTCCCTCTCATGCCCGCGTCTTTGGTCAGATCGTTCTCGAGGACGATCGCCGGCATCATCGCCGGAAGCGAATCGAGCACGATGGCGCCCGTGTCTTCGCCTTTCTGCAGCTCGACGATCAAATCGCAGATCTGCTCGCCTGAAAGGCCTACAGGATTGACGTAGAACAGCTTGCTGAGATCCAAGCCGTTCATCCTGGCCTGGAATTTAAGATCGAGCGTGTGCTCGACGTCCACGAACACGCAGGTCTGCTTCGGGAACATGCGCTGATACGCGGCCAATTCGCAGCATGCGCCGGTCGTCTTTCCGGAGTGCTGCAGTCCCGAGTAAACGGCGATTCTGCCCAAAGGCAGGCCGCCGAAAAGCGGGTAATCCATGCCTAACGCGCCGCACGCCAAACGCTCGTAATAAGGCAGAATGTTGCTTTTGATGATGAGTTTGTCCGTTTTGTATTCTTTGTTGAGACGGGACACTATTTCGCTAATTGATGACATTTGTTCTTCTCTCCGGCTTATTGCGCCTTATTGACGTCTTCCGCCAGGTATTCGGCCAAGTATTGCTTGCCTTCTTTGGCGGACGGCGCAGAAACGTAATTGATCAGGAACATCCTGATGAGCGCCGAGACGGTTATCTCGTTGTCCGCGGCCTTAGCCTTGACCTTATCGAGAAGGTCTTTGGACAATTTCACCGAAATCAAAGTCTGTTCTTTCTTCATTTTTGCCTCCGGCTATTCCGCTGTCGGCGCCGGGCTGTCCACCTGGCCGCTTCCGGCCGACATAGACGTGTATTTGAGATCTTGCATGCGCGACATCAGAATCGACGAGATGGCCGCGACCAAGCGATGCAGCTGGTCTACTTTGTTCTTGAGCAGGTTAGCCATATAAGAATAGAGCGTGTCGGATACGGTCTCTGAGGCCGTGGCGACCAACGCCAGTTTGTCTTTGACGGCCGCGGAGCCGTCGGTGCCGTTGAAATTGACGGCGAACGCCTCTTCGTGCAAAGCGTCTGCCAATTCCGCTTTCAGGATGGACTTCTCTTTGATTTCGCTGATCTCGAACGCCTTCAGCTGAAGCCTGAGAATGTAATCTCTGAGCTGGTCGATAGACAGCGAGTTTATGTGCGCGTTGAGCGCGTCGACGAGCTCGTTGACCGGGTTAAGCACTGGATCGAGGATGCCGTTCGCGATCTCGACGAGATCGTGGTAGTTCATCTCCACTCTGTTTAAAGCGTCTTCTAACTTCTTATCCATTATTGCTCCTTAGCCGCCGGTTTGGCGTAATCGAGAAGGCATGAATAATCTGACTCCATGAAAACTCTTTTTTTCTCCGACGGTATTTCTACGATATTATACGACTTATCCTGCAGGGCCTTAAGCCCGACGGATTTCTCTCCGGCCAGCGTCATTCTCTCCATCTCTTCGATAGGCACCCAGAACACCTTGTCTTTCTCAGACAGCCAGACAAGCACGCCTGGATAGACGCCTGTTATGCCTTTGTAAGCCAGAAGCCTGTCGTATTGGCTTATGGCCGAGAAAGGTATCGACGCGCCTAAATGCTCTTTGCATTCCATCAAGAACAGCTTGCCTGAGACGTAGCATACGAAATCGCAGGGGTTCATCGACGTCTGCTTGAATCCAGTCATCTGATCGGCCAGGCGCAGGATGAAGCTGTCTGGGAACGTCGTCTTTCAGTTTAGCCTGAACTGCGTCTCGAATTTTTTGCCTAAGCTTGCTTTAGACATGCCTTATTCTCCGACCTTGGCTTCTTCGCGAAGCTTCGGAATGAGGTTGCTGATCGTGCCGCGATTGATGACGACGGCTCTCTGGGCCGAATCGCAGTTGAGCGTGATATGGTCGCCGCGGCATGAATCGAGCACGAGCTTCAAATCGAACAAATTGAGCTTCATCGAACAATCTTCTCCGACCGCGCTTTCGTTCTCGATGGACACGATTTCGGTGTTGCCTTTGCCGTCGTTGATGGTCAATTCGTCGGCGTTGAGCGACACAGTCGCCGGAACGTAGGCCATGTTGGCTTTTTCGGCGCTGTTCTTGGTGAACATCATCAGGCGCGAGATGGCCGAATCGAACGCAGGCACGGAAATGACGGCGTGATCCGCATATTGCATGGACAAAAAGCGCTTCGTCGCGTTATAAGGCCCTTGCACCTTATTCAATAGGATATCGTCGTTGGTGATGATGGCGGCGACGTAGATATCCGGCGTCTCGAAAGACACCTTAGACGCTATCGTGCCGTCAGGGCGAGGATCGTGCCCGAAGCTGAACGCGACGTCTCCGCTGAACAGCTTGAACAGCTTGACGACTCGATCGTTGAGCAAAAGCTTCACCGGCTTTTCAAGCGAGAACGTGTTCCAGCAGGCGCCGATGGTGAAAGTCAGGCAGCCTGTCTCGTCGATGTAATAAAGATGCTGAAGCTCGTCGACGTCGGCGCGGTTCTTCGTTTTGAGAAGCTCCTTGCTGTTGACGTTGAGGATGCTCATGAGGATGTCGTTGCTGATGTTCATCGTCACGGTCTTGTTGTCGATTTTGATGACCGGCAGCGTCATGAGCTTGTCGTTGTCGAAGATCATCGCCAGCTTGTAATTGCTCTTGCCGGAGCTGACAAGGACGACGTTGTCTTTGATGCTGAGATCGAACGTCTCGGACGTGAAACCTGAGATGAGGTTCAAGAACAGCGACGCGTCGACCACGGCTCTGAACTCCTCAGTCGAATCGACGCTGAATTTGACAGATACGTAGTATTCTTTGTTGGTGACGTTGAGGAACAGCGCCCCGTTTTTCGCGGCGATTTCTAGATTTGCCGCGTTCTTGTCGACGTCTACGGCGAACAATATCTTATTCGCGGCTTCTTGGAATTCCTTAGTCTTAATCTGCATTATGTTTTTTCTCCATTCTTTCTTTGCTTTTTTATTATACGACGTTACTTCTCCAGCTTGCCTTCTAGGTCGAAGTTAAGGTCTTCTCCGTCTTTAAGGCAGGCGTCGAGCACGTCTCTGCTGAACTCCGGGTATTTGGCGTACATCTTCTCGAACGCCTGCTCCCTCGGCATGCCTTTGACGCCTTTTTTGGCGTCGCCTTCTATCAGCTTGCTGAGCTCTTCCCTCAGCGTGTCGGCGACTTCGTCCGTGCCCCAGCGCGACACGACGGCAGGATCGCAGGCCATCGGGATCGAGATGTCGTTCTTGACGGCCCCGATCATCACCTCAGGCAGGCGTTTCTTCACCTGCTCTGCGTAGACCTCTGGGCATTCGACGAGAACCTCGTCGTGTACGGTGATTATCAGCCTGGCGCCGTATTTGAGCAGCTCTGGATCGCGCGTGATGTCTATCATGGCTTTCTTGGTGACGGACGCGGCGGAGCCCTGGATTCTCGCGTTGAAGCTCTGGCGCTCGGCTTGGGCTATGCGGCCTGTGTTGGCCTGGAGCACGACGCCGTCATGCGTCAGCGCGGTCAAGGCCAACGCCTCGTATTCTCTGTTGGATCTGAGCGATTTGGCGCGGGCTACGTATTCCTGCAGCGTAGAATCCGTCATAGGTCTGTTCTTGCAGGCCAGTATCGGATTGAACGACTGGTTGATCAGCTTGTCAGGATCTTTGTATTTCGCTTCATACGATGGAAGGAAATAATCCGGCAGATGGCGTCTACGTCCGAAAGCGTCTTCGACGTATCCGTGCTCTTTGAGCGCCTGATGCGTCTTGTCTATGGCCTCTTTTACCTTCGGGAAATCCTTGAAGAAGTTGTCCATCAGCTCCTGGCCTTCCTCAGGGGTCTTGCCCATTCTAGTTCCGGCAGTCCTGGCGCTCATGCCGTAGCAAATGGCCAACAGCATTACTTTGGCGGCCTTGCGGCGCTTCTTGCCTGCTTCGTAGACGTTGGTCTTATGGCCGCAGATCACCTTTTTGCCGTCTATCTCGATTTCTGTGCCTTCTTTGTAGTATTCTAGGTTGTCTTCGTATTTGTTGTTGAACATGGACGCAGCGATCACGCAATAAAGGTCTTTGCCTTCGGCGTAAGCCTTCGCCATGTTGGGATCGCCGCTCAGGAACGCCGTAAGGCGCGGCTCCTGCGCGGAGAAGTCGGAACCGACTATCTTGTATTTAGTCCTCGTATTCAAGCTTCTCATGATCTGCCTCCTTGCGCTAATACGCCAATATCTGCCAAGACCTGGAATCCTGGTCGTATTTCCTTCCGCGGTATTCCACCGGCTCTCCGTCGACGATTATCCTGTCGCCTTGAGCCAGATCCTTGCAGTATTTCCAGCCGGTCTCTGTCTCGATCTCGTCCGTCTCGCTGACGACGAACGGATCTGTCTCGGCGTCGGCTTTGGCCGTCCCGTACTTCTCAGTCGCCTTGAACAGCATTCGGACTTCGCCTCCGGTGCCTGATGAGGCGCCAGGGATGTTCTGGATGTTGATGCCGCTGACGACGACAGGCGTATCTGTCGCCTCGTCGTAGTATTTTATCTTGCCGCCTGACGAATAGCGCCCGGTGTCAGTGCCGAGTGAATTGAGGTGGAATCTGATTCTGTGATCCGGCCAATGCTGCGCCAGCTCAGGGATGACGTCTATGTACGTCGTGACGAGCTTGACGATGGCGCGTCTGTCCAAAATGGCCTGGCAGAGCGACCTGGCGGCCTCTATGCCCGCCTCGAACGCCGGACGCATCTCTTTCTCGAGCGTCTTGAGATCGTCTGGGGTGATGTCTTTCGTCAGTTGCACCGAGAACGTCTTTATCTTGCCGGAATCTCCGGCGTCGTCGCTTTCGTCCTCGTCGTCCTCGTCGGCGTCGTAGTCCTCGTCGTCTTCGTCTACGTCCATCGAATAGTCGGCCGGTTTCGCGCTTCTCTGAGGCTGCGCAGGCTCGTCGTCTTCAGACTGAAGGATAGGGGCCGCCTCGGCCACTTTCATGCGGCGGATCGCCTCTAAGACGTCGGCCATCGTGCGCTTGACTGCGTTAGACACGTATTGGCCTGGATCTTTCAGCTTGTCGGCAAGGTCTTGAAGCTCGGCTTCGCCTGTGCCTCTGCCGTTGTTCTTGACGTTGATCCTCAAGACGTCGTAGAACAGGATCGCCAGCTGCGAAGGCGACGCCAGATTGATGTCTTCGTCTATCTGGAGCATCTTAGGCCGGCCTTCTTTGTAGAAGCGGCCGGTCGGCAGCTTGTTGCCTGCTTTGTCTGTCTTGAACGTGCCGTTCGGGTTCTGCTCGTACTCGGGGATGGTGTAGGTCGCGGTCAGCTTAGCCGGCGTCATCTTCGATTTCTTAGAAGGGAAAACGCGCGGCTTGTCCGTCGCCGAAGGAAGCAGCTTCCAATAGGCCACCAGCGGCTTGAGGTTGTCGAGCTTGGCTTTGATCTTGTCGTCTATGGCGGCCAATTGCGCGTTGTATTTGTCTTTGAGCTTCGCGCCGAACGCTTCGTCGACCGTGATGCCTGCCAGCTCCATTTCGGCCGTCACGACGACTATCGGCATCTCTATGCCCATGAAGATGTTCTCGTAAAGGCGCTTGTTCTCCAGTTTGTCGAAAAACGGCTTCTCAAGGCGCTCGTAGACTTTGTCTGTCATCATGGCGTCTGTGGCGGCGTAAAGGGCGAAAATATCCGGATCAACGTAAGCGTACTGGATGTTCTCGAACAATTCCTCTATGTCGTATTTCTCTTGCTCCGGATCGATGTATTTGGCGTAAATGTACTTAAGTTTCGCGCCGGCGTCCTTGAATTCGTTCTCGTCCATCAGCCTGGCGCCGACGATTGTGTCCCAATTGGGAGGGACGGCGACGCCGCAGGTGCATTTGAGCACTTCGTAATCGAATTTGCCGTTGTGCATGACGACGAAGGTATTCGCCGCCAAGACGCGCTTTAGCTCTTCCTGGACGTCGCTTTCCTTCAGCTGCCACGGAAGCCTTTGCTTCGTCGCGTAATCGACGTGGTTGATAGGCACGTAAGCCTGTTTCAGGCCCGGCGCGTAAAAGCAAGGCCCCATGATCTTGCAGGTCACCGGATCGAGGCTGTTGTTGGTTTCTGTGTCGATGTCTATCCGCCCGGTGGCTATGCAGCTAGAAATATAGTCATGGAACGCCTGTTTCGTCTTTATGACGATCACATTGTCTTTCTGCCTGCCTAATACGGCCAAAACGCGCTGGTTGATGATAGCCAAGCGCTCTGGGATCGACATGGCTTTGGACTTAAGCACCTTGCCTATGTCCTCTTCCTTGTCTGGCGTCACTTTGCCTTTGGCTTTCTTTACGAGCCCTTTGACGCCCGGCGAATTGACGACGATATCGAAATCGTCGCCGAATAATCCTTCTGACATAGAATACCTCGTTTCGCTGCCTGCCGCTTGAATATATGCGGCATATCAATATAGTATACGATAGAAAAAGGGCCAATTAAGGCCCTTTGAGACTTATAGTCTTAGATTAGAACGAGAATCCGTTGAAATTACGCGCCGGACGAGTCGGAGCTGCCGGAGTCGTCGCTGCGGCCGGAGTTGTCGCTGCTGCAGGAGCAGCCGGCGCTGCAGTCGCCGGAGTTGTCGCCGGAGCGACAGGCGTCGCCGGATTGACGACGGCGGTAGCCGGAGTAGCAGCCGGAGCCGGTTGAGCGACCGCAGTCGTCGGCTTGGCCGAGGCCGGAGTCTTGATCTGCGCCGCCGGCTTTACGGCTTGCTGAGATCCGCTCTGGTAGGCAGGGAATGCGCCTGTGGCGATGAACGTGTCGATTTCGTCTTTGGTCTTTTCCCAATAACTATGCTTGGCGATGTTGAAATTGTCGAAAGCGCCGAAATCTTCGGGGACGAGCTCAGGCTTGAACACGGTAGGAACGGCGTAATTCAAAGAATACGCAGTCTTCATGTCGCCTGCTTTGCCGTTGCGGGTGATTTTGAGCAAGACCTTATGAAGATCGCCGTAATCGCGGAGCGCGTTGGCGATGTCGCGCGAGAACGCCGCAGGGCGCTCCCAAATGACCGGGATCGGCGCGGAGAACTGTCCGGTGGCGCGATCTTTGTAAGAGACGATCATCTGAATATAGACTTTCTTATTGGCTTTGGACACCAAGCCGTCCGGGCTGTCGGCTGCGGCTTTGCAGAGCGGGCAGTTATCGGCGTAAGCGCCGACGGGATTCAGGCAGCTGACCTTCATCCATTTGCCTTCCGACTGAACCGTGTGGACAGACGCGAAATCGAGGTCTTCGACGCTGCCGCAATTGATGCGGGCCAAAGCCTCATCGCCGTCGTCTTTGAGCTTGAAGAAGCCGACTTTGACGGCGTTAGAGCCGCCAGATTGCGCTTTTTCTACTACTTTCTGATAGTCTTCGAATTTGAATTGTGACATGTTTTTTTATCTCCTTTTATGTTTTTTTATTAACATGTGCGTGAGATTGTCAACTCACGCCATATTATACGATTTAACGCCCGCGTTTTTAGCCTTGGGCCTGGGCTTTTTATTTGGCTTCGTCAACCGCTTTCCAGAAAGCGTCGTAGCTTAGGTCCCCGACGTCTTTCGCCGGGTGCGGTATGACGACGTCCAAGAGCAGTATTCTCTTAGACAGCGCCTGATGGAATATCTGATTGAACCTCATTCCGGCCTCGTCGTTGTCGAAGGCCAGGTACAGGGTCGTCACGCACGATCTGTTTATCGCGTCTATCTGCTCTTTCGACGGCGTGCCTAGGCAAGCCATCGCCGGGCAGCCGTACTCTTCGGCAACCGCCCTGTCGAACAGGCCTTCCGTTATCAGGCAGCTTTGGGAATTGCCGGCCTCTATTTCGCCAAGCCCGTAAACCGGCTTCATGGCGATGTCTTTGTCGATGTAGAACTGCTTGGTGTCTATCGAGCGCCTGAGCAGCGTTATTATGTTGCCGTTCCTGTCGAAGCAGGGGAACACGATCTGCCTGTACTTCGCGTCGTACTTTATGTGAAGCCGCTGGCAGGTCTCTTTCGACAGCTTGCGCTTAGCCAGGTAGGGGCAATAGTCCTGATACTGGTCCAGAACGCTTCTGTCGACGAATTTCTTCGCCTTAGGCTTCTTCAGCGCGATATCGAGGTCTATCGGATCTTCCGTAGGCGCGACGTCGAACGCTTTCTCGCCGAAGTTGCTTATCAGCCACTTCTTGGCGAAATCCTCTGACGAATCGAAGCATTCGGCCACGAACTTGACGAACGAGCCTTGCTCTTCGCACACGAAGCATCTGAAGTACCCGTATTTCGCCTCTCCGTCGTCTCCGACGTAGACATTGCACGCAGGCGAGCTTTCGTGGCCGCCGGAATGGTTGGGGTTCGGGCAGGTTACGACGATGTTGTCGCCTTTAGGCTCGACGTCTTTGAGCTTTCCGTTGGTCAAAACCAGCCTAAGCCGGTTTATAACCTCCAGCAAAGGCGTCGTTATGACGTAGTTGTCTATCTGAAGCGCTTTCATTTGCTTAGAACTGGTTAGTCCCTTCGGAGCTGTACGAATTCTTCATCTTCGTCGAATCGTCGTCGCTCATCTCCTCAGGCACGAATTGGAATTGGCCTAAGTTGAAATCTGCTTTGTAGGTCAGCTTCTTGTCGTCGCCGCCGTCTCTCGATTTGACGACGTTGATGATGAGCTGGTCGTCTTTGCGGCTGAGCATGAGGACGATGGTGGCGTCTTGGCCGATGCGGTCGGACAAGCCGATCTGCGTCGTGTCTTGGATGTCGTTGCCTTTGTCGTCTTCGTTCTTGGTCCTGTTCATCTGCGAGACCGAGATGATGGGTATCTTCTTCATGACCTGGAGGTTCTTTATCGACTTGGAGATGTTAGCGACGCGCTCGTAGCTCTTCTGCGCGTGGCTAGTGTCCTCGAGCAAACTGTACTGGTCGACGAACAGGATGTCGAGATGCTCTTTTTCGATGAACGCGCGCAAAGCCTCGACGGTCGCCGGGCCTGCGATATCGGCAGGAGTGAGCACCTTGATCGAGCCGTAGCCCATAGAAGGAAGGTTGTCAATGTACTGCTTGTATTGCTTTTGGATGTAGGCCTGGCCTCTCATGATGCCCTTGTTGTCGATGTGGCCGAGCAGCGTGTCGATTCGGTAGCCTACTTTGTCCACGGTCATCTCTCCTGAGTAAATGCCGGCGCAAAGCCCCTGCTTTGATGCCTCAGCAGCCATCTTGATCAGCGTCCATGATTTGCCGATGCCGGTTCTCGCCGCGATGACCATGTTCTCGTTCTCGCGGTCGATGCCGCCGATGAGCACGTCAAGCTCCGGGAATCCGGTATGAATGTAATATTTTGACTGATCCGCGGTTCTGTCAAGATAGCGATCGTAGCGGCTGCGGTTGGATATGATATCGGTGCTGTTGAGCGCAGAGCCTCTGTGAAGATTGTCCACCGAATGCAGGAAGTAGTCGACGGCTTTATTCGTGTCGCCTGATTCCAGCATCTTCTTGATGTCGTTGAAGCGAAGGGCCAGATAGCTTGTGTTGTAGTCCTTGATAAGCTGCTCGAGCAAATAGTTGTCGGGCTCTTGAGTGTCGACGATATCGAAATTTGGAAACGCGCTGACGAAGGTCAGCTTGTCAGGTATTTTGCCGTAGGTCTCGTAATGGGTCTTTAGGTAATTGAATTCCGCGCGATAGTTGAAGAAATAGTCCTCGGTGAGGTTGTTGAGCGTCACCAAAGAGAAATCGCCTGTCTGAAGAATCTTGTTTATAACCTGCAACTGAGATGTCATCTTTAATCCTCCACGCCTAAGCCGCGCTTGTCGGCCCCATGCAACTCGATGTCCTCTGAGGCGCTGCAGATCCTGCTTTTAAGGCGCGGCCCCAAAAGCGCTTCGAGCTGACCCGGATTCAGATTCGTCGTGAAAATATTGGATTTGTGCGCGTAAGCGCGCTTGTCGATTCTGCTGAGAAGCTGATTGAGCTCGTATTCGGACCCAGGCTTCGTGCCTATGTCGTCCCACACGACCAGATCCGCGTTGTCTATGCCCAATCTGATCTCGTCCAGCTTCTCGTCTCGCTCGCCCCTGCCTATCTCGTCTTTGAGATCGAGCAGGAACTTAGGCACGTTGACGAACATCGCCACGCATTCGAGCGGAGCCTTAGGCCAGATGTCGTTGATGTAGCTTTTGAGCAGGCGAAGCGCCCAAGACGTCTTGCCGTTGCCGCAGTAAGCCGAGTGCAAATAAAGGCTCTTGCCTTCTGACACGAACGAAGAGATGTTCCTCTCTATCTCGGCCAAGCGGCCGAATTCGTCAAGGTCCGTGCCGTTGGGATCGGCCATAAGCGTCATATGCGGCCATTTGGACTCAGGGACCTGAGCCAGCTTGTAAAGCGTGCTTATCTTGTACTGCCTAAGGCAGAACGGCTTGTCGCAGTCTTTGTGGTTGCAGTTCCCGTACAAAAAACAATCTGTCATTTGGCGACCTCTACTTTCCGCTGGAGCCGAACGCGCCTGTCCCGCGGGCCGGCTCGTCGAATTGCTCGACGAAATCGGCGTACGTGACGGTGCGGACGACCAATTGGCCTACCTTCTCGCCTTTGGAAAAGCGGAACGGCTCGTCTTTGATGTTGGCTAGGATGGCGTTTATCTCCCCGCGATAGCCGGCGTCGATCGGGGCGTTCGACGCGAAGATGCCTTTGCTGGAAAGGCCTGATTTGCAGTAGATGCAGGCGTCATAGCCGTCAGGAAGCTCAAGACCTAAGCCTAATCCGACCTTCACGACCTGATGCGGCGGTATGACGACGTCCTCCGTGGCGAAAACGTCCGCGCCAGAATCGTTCCAATGCGCTCTGACAGGCGCCTTCAAATAATTGCCGAACTTGATTAGCTTGATTTTCATTTTCTATGTTATCTCCAGAATTTCATTATAATATACGATGATAAAGGCGCCGTCGTTAGCCTAAAATGGAAAAAGCTAAATAAAAACCGCCGCATATGCTGCGCGACGGCTTTAAAATTGCTGTTTTATCTTGTTTCATATTGCTTTATCCTTTTTATATACTAAGTATATAGTACAGTATCTTGCGTCGCGTTTTTCAGCGACCCGACATTCGCTTTATCTCGTGATGGTGAGCGTCAGCGCGTCTTTTGACTTGCCGGTAGTCAGCTTAGCCAGCCCTGTTGCGTGGAATTCGGTCTTAGTCGAGGTTATGCTTGAGCCGTTTGGCTTCAGCTCCGTCCCATTGAGGTCTAGCCTGACTTTGAAGCCGTAAGTATTGCCGTTTGAGATGACGACGTCTATACTGTCGGCGTTTTCGTAAGTGCGCCTTAGAGCGCTGATAAACGCTTTGTCGTTGGTCGGCAGCAGGCTGATCGTCGGCTCATCGTACTCAGGCCAATCGCATTCTTCGCCGTTTATCGCTACGGTGACGGCCTCTTTGCATCTCGCCACCCATTTCAGCTCTTGCTGGGTCAGGCCGTCTATGAACTGCTTTCTATAGAAATTATCTGGCACTTCAGCCGGCGTGACGACCCTGGACCTTGAATACTCTACTTTAAGCGTATTAGTCACGTACCGCTGTTTGCCGTTTTCGGACCGCGACTTGCCGGAGTTCACGGCGTCTATGGCCTTTTGATCGTTTGGATCGTCGTAATTGAGCAGATGATACGCGCCTTTCAGATCGGTCTCGATGGGCTTCGGATTGAACGGCGTGTCGTTCTTTATTGCGGACCGTATCTCTTTTTCCTGGCCTGACCTGCTTTTGCTTTCGTCATACCAGTATATCTTGTCGGCCAGATCAGAATCGTCTATGGATTTGCGCAGCGCGGCGAACTTGCCGTTTTCGGCATAGAATTCTTCTTTCCATTTAACGGGCAGCATGACGCCGAGCAAAACGCCTGCCACGCTTATTGAGCTGCCGCTCGTCAAGAATCTGACCTCGGCTTCGTCTATGTGATCTTTCGAGGTTATTTTCGCCATGAAATCTATGGCTTTGAACTGCGATTTGAGCGCGCTTGACAGATATCTCGTGTATTTGCTTATGTAATCCACGCTGAGCTTCCATCCGGCGTAAGCGCTGCCGTAATGAAGGAACTTCGTTCTCGTGTAAGAATCGTCGACGTTTTTCCCCGCTCTGTCTATCAGGACTTTGTCAAGCTTGTCGGCGGGATTGTCTTCGCCGTACTCAAGCCTTTCGGCGTTTGAGGCCGTAGGCTTGTATTCCGCGTTGCCTAATCCAGGCACTTCTCTGTTGAATTCGTCTGTTATCAGCTTGCAGACGTCGAAATCGCTCTTAGTCAGTATGAACGGCTTGTTGACGCGATTGGCTTTCATGACGTATATGCGATCGTCAGGATTTTTGTCGTTGGTGTATTCCGCCAGCCACTGAACTCCGACAGGCGCGTTGCCGCCGAAGCCGCTCCATACGCCGTTGTCGGACACGTAGTAAGCCGCGTCGCTGTACCAGTCGAAATCTACGGCTTCGTAGTTATTGGCCAGATAGTTGCCGTCAAGCAGCAAAGCCACAGGATACGTTCCGGCAGAATCGTCCAGCATGCTGAACAGAGTCGTCGACGTCGAAACGAAATTCTTGTCTCCCGATCCGTTTTTCTGCGCCTTGGACGCCATGATGCTCTTGCTGCCCAATATGCTGCGCAAGGCTTCCGCCGCGTTTGCGTTCCCGCTCTTCTTGACGGCGTACGCGACCACGCCTACCGCAGACGCGCGCGGATAAGCCGCTTCATCGAGGCCTATCGGGTCCGGGAATCCCAGATTCAGCGCTTCGCTGAGGTCGAATGAGTCGCCTAAAATATTTTTTTCCATAAATTCTATCTTATAATTTAGCGCATAAAAAGCGCCTTTTATTAGGCGCTCTTCAGCTTTTTCAAGGCGAGAAGGTTCTCTATGACGCTGAGCCTGGTCAGCAATCCTACGCCTCCTGGCACTGGGCTCTGAAAAGCTACTTTGAGATCGGCTTCGCAGTCCCCGCACAGCTTGCCTGTGTAAGGATTCTGGTTTATGCCGACGTCTATGACCACGGCCGTTGGCTTGAGCTCGAACGTAGAATCCAAAGTAAGCCTATGGCCTGTGGCGACGACGATGAGGTCCGCTCCGGCGACGTATCTGCGCCTGTCGGCGTCGGATGTCTTGGAATGAAGCACCGTCACGTTGCACGACGCGTCGAGCAGCAGCTTCGCCATCGGCCTTCCGACTATGCCTGATCTGCCTATCACGACGGCGTTTTTGCCGGCGAAGGCGAATCCTTGATCCTTGAGGTATTCGAAGATGCCGAGCGGCGTCGCCGGCACAGTCTTAGACAGGGCGTTGAACCCGTCTACGTCTTTGTCAGGCGAAATAGCCTGCTTGACGGCTTCTTCGTCGATGCCTTTCGGAAGCGGCAGCTGGACGATGAATCCGTCGATTGAGCCGTTCTCGTTGAGCTCTCTGACCTTGGCCAGAAGCTCGCTTTGCGTCACGTCGTCAGGCAGCGCGATCAAATCGCATTTCACCATGCTGTCTTTGCAGTCTTTTATCTTATTGCGGACGTATCTGTCCGACGATTCTACGTGGCCGACCTGAACGATGGCCATATGCGCCCCGCCGGCGGCCTCGACTTCTTGCTTCAGCCTGGCTTTTTTTGCCGGAACGTACTCGTCTTTTATCGATTGCATCTATTTCTTCCGCCTTTCTCTGTTCTTCTCGTATACGGATTTGACGACGCCTTGCTGGTATTTCGGCCTTTGGCTGTTCTTCCAGGCGTAATATTCGTCTAGCGCCTCTTTGCAGTAAAAGCTGTTAGGCGCGGCCGTGCACTGGCTGCCGGACCAATGAGAGCAGAAATTGCATTTTGTCAGCTGCTTCTGCATAAATCGCCCTATTCCGCGTCTTGCTTAAGCTGCGCGAATTCGTCTAGCGCCTTGCAGTTCTTGTTGAGGCCGGGCATCATCATGACGCTTCCGCAAAGCGGAATGACGAATCCTGCCCCTGCCGCGAGCCATACGTCTTTGACGTAGATCTTGAAGCCTTTCGGGCGGCCGAGCAGCTTAGGATCGTCGCTGATGCTGAGCGGCGTCTTCGCGACGACGATGTAGCTGTTTCCGTAGCCCATCCGCTCATAGAGGTCCATATTGCTTTTCGCCAAATCGCTGTATACGACTTCGTCTGCGCCGTACACCTGCTTGCAGATCTTGTCCATCTTGGCGCTAAGGCTCTCGGAAAGATCGTACAGCGGATGATACTCGTTTTTCGCTGCGCGAATCGTAGACAGCACGGTCTCCGCCAAAGCTTTTGCGCCTTGGGCGCCGTCGACCACGGCCGTGCTTACGGCCGCGGGATATCCGTTGGCTTCGCACCAGCCTAAAAGCCATTTGATCTCGTTGTCAGAATCCTGGGCGAATTTGTTGATCGCTATGACGAACGGAACGCCTTGGCGCTTGCAGGTGTCGATATGGCACTCCAGATTGCATACGCCGTTCTTAAGCGCGTCGATGTTCTCTATCGACAGCTCTTCGAAAGGCTGGCCTCCGTGCGACTTAAGCCCTTTGACAGTGGCGACCAAAACGGCTACGGAAGGCTTGATGCCAGCCATAGGGGCAACGACGTCAAGCGCTTTCTCAAGTCCGAGCGAGCCGCCGAATCCGAATTCTGTGATGACGTAATCGCTGAGCTTCAGCGCCATTTTCGTCGCGATGAACGAATTGGTGCCGCATGAGATATTGCAGAACGGCCCTGCTGAGATGAGGACCGGATTGCCGCCGACGGTCTGAACCAAGTTAGGGCTCAGCGCATGCTCCATGAGAAGCATGACGGAATTAGACATCTTCAAATCGGCCAGATAGACTGGCTTGCCGTCTTTGGTGTAAGCGATGAGCATCTTGTTGACTCTGGCTTTGAAATCTTCCTTCGATGTCGACACGGTCCAGACAGACATCAGCTCATGGGCGACCGTAATGACGTATTCCGCTTTGTGCGGCGCGGCCTTTTTGTCGTCTTGCGCCACAGTGACGCTGCGCAAAGAGCGATCGTTCATGTCGACCGCGCGCTTCCAGACGATGCGATCCGGATCGATGTTGAGCTCGTTTCCCTGATAGATGTGGTTCTCGATGACCGCGCTGACGAGGTTGATTGCGCTAGTCAATGCGTGAAAATCCCCGGTGAAGTGGAGCGAGATGTCGTTGATAGGCACCAATCCCGCTTTGCCGTTGCCGACGCAGTTGCCTTTGACGCCGAAGACCGGGCCTAAGCTGCCCTGCCGAAGCGTCAGCATCGAATTCAGGCCTAATCCTCTCATGCCGTCTTGCAGGCCGATGGCCGTGGTCGTCTTGCCTTCGCCCAATTTAGTGGGCTCGATGGCGCTGACGATGATCCAATGGCCGTCCGGCTTGTCTTTTAGCTCGTCCATGTAGGACAAGTCTATCTTGCCCATCTCCCAGCCGACCGGATAAACGTATTTCTCCGGCACGCCTAATTCTTTAGTCAGCTCTAAAATGTTCTTCATTAATCGCTCTCCTTTTGAGGCAGCGTGGATTCTTCCATCAGCCTCTGCTCTTCTCTTTTTTCCGTATCGTCCAGCGGCCTAGAAGCCGCTATGAGCGCCAATTCCATCAATCTGATGTTGACGCAGCGCTCGCTATCTGATTTATTGTCAGGCATGTCGTGCCTCCTGAAACTAGAAGATTATGCCGCTTTGCTCTTTCGTCCACTCATCGAGCTTCACGCCGTGCGATTCGAACAGCTCCACTATGGCCTGCCGCTCGGAGCATGGGTTATCCGGCTTTTCGTGAACCAGCAAAACGACGATAGGCTCGCCTTCGAATCTTAAGGCTTTCTTCACGTCGTCCGCAGTCCTCGACAGCTCTTTCATCAAAGCGTCGAAATCGAGCTTCGCCAGATGGGCGCGGTACGCGTCTAAGAACTGGCAATGCGGGTATTTGTCCGAATAAGGGCAAGGATTGCCTTGGCACATCTCTTTCGGCTCTTCTGCCTCGCTCATCAAGAACGACTCTTCTCTTATGCCGTTCATCACGCCGTTCTGATCGACGAAGCATCTGCTTTTGTCGTATGAATCGCCGTGATACCACGCCGGATCTCCGTACGCCGTCGACACCGGCACCATGTTCGGCAAAAAGAATCTGACGTTGTAAAAATAAGTTATGAAAAACTTCATTAGTCTTTCTTGACGCCGTCGTTTACGTAATCGACTATCGAGAAGGTCTTGCCGTTCTCTTCCATTTTTTCGCTGACGCTGACGGCGCGGAAGCCGCCGATTTCGTCTATGTTCGGATAAAAAGCCGTAGCCTCAGGATCTAAGGCGTCAACTTTCGTCACGAGCAGCTCGTCGCAATACGGCAGCATCGACTTGTAGAACATGGCGCCGCCTATGACGTAAACGTCAATCTCAGGCGACAGAAGCCTGAGCGTCTTGAGCATCGCGTCGAACGTGTGCACGCAGATGCAATCTGGGTATTCATGCCCTTCCGGGCAAAGCACGATATTGACTCTGTTCTTCAGCGCCTTTCCGCCTGGGAACGACAAAAGAGTGTTCTCTCCCATCGCGACGACGTGATGCGTCGTGCTGGATTTGAAGAACTCCATGTCTTTCTTGAAATGGTACAGAAGGCCGCCTTTTTTGCCTATGCCGAAGTGGCTGTCTACGCAAACTATGCTTTTTATCATCGGTTAATTGCCTCCGTTGGCAGAAAAACGCCGTCAGACGCTTTAATATACGCTGATTTGGCAGCTTTTCATTACTTCTAGCGCCGCTTCGTGCTTCTCTTTTGTCACGCCTGCGCAGCATGACGAATCGACCGTGATTTTGGTGTTCGGGAAGCTGGCGCGAAGCAAAAGAGCGTTGCTGACGACGCAGATATCGGTGCAGACCCCGCAAAGCTCAATTTCGGAGTACGCATTGCCTAAGAGCAGATAATTCCATCCGTCGAACCCGAATGTCTTTTTGTCGATGACCTCGGCTTTCATGGCAAAATCCTTAAGCTCCGGGATGATCTGCCAGCCGTCGGTGCCTTCGATGCAGTGCTTGACCGGAAGGTTTTTGCCTTCCAGCGTGTCCAAGTAATTAGGCTGATGCGTGTCTCGCGTGAAGATGATCTCGTCTTTGTTCGCCGCGGCCGCTTTGACTTTCGCCACGACGTTGCCGACGATGGCGATGGCGTCCTCATTGCGGAGCGATCCTGTGATAAAATCGTTCTGCATATCGACGACGACTAGCAATTTCTTGTTTTTCATTGCCTTATTTCTCCTCTTTCAAACGGAATTCGATGGCGTTGCGAAGGTACTTGACGTACTCAGGATCCTCGCACATCGTCTTGCCGTCGCAGTCGCTCAATTTGGCGACCGGCCGACCGTTGACGTACTGAAGCTTGATGACGATATTCAGCGGAGTGACGCCTGAATCGTTCATGACGAACGTGCCGATGCCGAATGCGACCTTTGTCCGATACTTGAAGTACGCGTAGATTCGCTGCGCTTTGTCGAAATCGAGCGAATCGCTGAACAAAAGCGTCTTGGTCGTCGGATCGATGCCGAGCTTCTTGTAATGGGCGATAATCTTTTCGCCCCATTCGAACGGATCGCCGCTGTCGTGGCGGACGCCTGAATAGACCCGAGCCTGAAGGTAATCGAAATCCTTCAAGAACAAATCGGTCGTGATGGTGTCGGTCAAAGCGGTTCCGTTGTCGCCGCGGTATTCGTCGAACCAGTCTTCGAGCGCCGCGTGGTTGGTGTAAGCCAACGGGATAGTCGGAATGCCCTGATACATCTGAACGAATTCGTGGGCGTAGGTGCCGATTGGCTTCATGCCGTATTTCATGGCGAAATAGACATCCGACGTGCCGACGCAGTTAGGGAGATCCTTAAGCTG